TTACTCGATCCCTTTACTACGCAGGTAATCTTCGTAATTACCGCTAAAGTCGATCACGCGTTCCGGGGTGATTTCCAGAATGCGGGTCGCCAGGGAGCTTACGAACTCACGGTCGTGTGAAACAAAGATCAGCGTGCCCTGATACAGTTCCAGCGCCATGTTCAGTGACTCGATGGATTCCATATCCAGGTGGTTGGTCGGTTCGTCCATGATCAGAATGTTCGGCTTCTGCATCATTAACTTACCAAACAGCATCCGCCCTTTTTCCCCACCGGAAAGCACTTTAGCTGGCTTTTTGATGTCGTCCTGGCTGAACAGCAAACGACCGAGAATGCTGCGTACCGCCTGCTCGTCATCGCCTTCCTGCTTCCACTGACTCATCCATTCGAACACGGTCAGATCATTTTCAAACTCATATTCGTGGTCCTGGGCGTAGTAACCAATGCGCGCGTTTTCAGACCATTTTACGGTGCCGCTGTCCGGTTGCAGATCGCCCACCAGCGTTTTCAGCAGCGTTGATTTACCGACGCCGTTGGTACCCAGTACCGCAAGTTTTTCACCGACCTCCAGCAGCAGGTTGAGATTTTTAAACAGTGGACCGTTATCAAACCCTTTGGTCAGACCTTCCACTTCCAGCGCGTTACGGAACAGTTTCTTATCCTGTTCAAAACGGATGAACGGGTTCTGACGGCTGGAGGCTTTCACCTCTTCCAGTTTGATTTTATCAATCTGGCGCGCGCGCGAAGTTGCCTGGCGAGATTTCGAGGCGTTGGCGCTAAAGCGGCTAACGAAAGATTGCAACTCAGCAATCTGCGCTTTCTTCTTGGCGTTATCGGCCAGCAGACGTTCACGCGCCTGGGTCGCCGCCGTCATGTACTCATCGTAGTTACCCGGATAAACGCGCAGCTCGCCGTAATCCAGATCCGCCATGTGGGTACAGACCATGTTAAGGAAGTGACGGTCGTGCGAGATGATGATCATGGTGCTGTCACGCTCGTTCAGCACCTGTTCCAGCCAGCGAATGGTGTCGATGTCGAGGTTGTTGGTCGGTTCGTCGAGCAGGAGAATATCCGGATCAGCAAACAGCGCCTGCGCCAGAAGCACACGCAGCTTCCAGCCAGGAGCAACTTCACTCATCGGGCCGTAGTGCTGTTCCACTGGAATTCCCACGCCAAGCAACAGTTCACCGGCGCGAGCTTCCGCAGAGTAACCGTCCATTTCGCCGTATTTCACTTCCAGATCGGCCACTTTATAGCCGTCTTCTTCACTCATTTCCGGCAAAGCATAGATGCGGTCGCGCTCCTGCTTCACTTCCCACAACTCTTTATGCCCCATGATCACCGTATCCAGCACAGTGAACTCTTCAAAGGCAAACTGATCCTGACGCAGCTTACCAATGCGCTCGTTGGGATCGAGGGAAACGTTACCCAGCGTCGGCTCAAGGTCGCCGCCGAGAATCTTCATAAAGGTGGATTTACCACTACCGTTCGCGCCAATCAGGCCGTAACGGTTGCCGCCGCCGAATTTGACGGAAATGTTTTCAAACAACGGCTTACTGCCGAACTGCATGGTGATATTGTTGCTAAGAAGCAAAATTGATACTCTCTGCTAAGTGATTGAAAGGATTAGATTATGCAAAAGCAAAACGGGTTAGCTTACTCATACATACGATTTTCGAGCAAGAAACAAGAACAAGGGGACTCAGTAAGACGACAGACTGAACTTGCTGAAAAATACGCTTCATCGAACAATCTTACACTATCTGAAAAGAACTTTCAGGATCTGGGGATCTCAGCGTTCAAAGAAGGAAACAGACCTTCACTCGGTGACATGCTTTCTGCTATCGAGCAAGGAGCAATCGAATCAGGCAGCACGATAATCATCGAATCACTTGATCGCTTGAGTCGTCGGGGTATCGATGTGACTCAACAGATAATCAAGTCAATCTTACAACACAACGTCTTTATAGCGAGCCTGACAGACGGTCTGTTACTCAATAGAGAATCAGTTAACGACCTTGTAAGCGTGATTAGAATCGCTCTGGCTGCTGACCTTGCGCATAAAGAATCGGAGAAGAAATCACAGCGTTTGCGTGAGACAAAACAGCAACAAAGAAAAGCTGCTCTTGAGGGTAAAGTAATCAACAAAATACTGCCTTTCTGGTTATCAAGAGAAAAAGACCAGTTTGTTTTCTCTGACAGATTTGACGCAGTGAAAAGAATTATCGAACTAAAGAAAAAGGGACTTGGGACAAATAAAATAGCTAAGACATTAAACGATGAAGGATTTAAACCATTGCGTTCTGCTGGCTGGAATCATACAACTGTTGGTAAAACTCTAAGTTCAGTTGCTTTATACGGTGCTTATCAAACATCAGAAACGACGAAAGATAGAAAAGTTATTCTGTTGGATATTATCGATAATTATTATCCAGCAGTAATTAGCAAAGAAGATTGGATGTTATTACAATCAGACGCAAAGCAGAATAAACCGGGGTATAAGTCAGACAAAAATGCTTTCACAGGGTTATTAAAGCACTCTTGCGGAGGTGCGTTAGTCAGAAAATTCCATGTTGTTACTGGTAAAACGTATCAATACCATGTTTGTGCTAATGCTCGCGATGGTAAATGCACCGTTACGCAGAATTTTAAAAACATGGAGATTGCTCTTTATAAAATCTTAAAGCACTTAAAGATGGAGAAGAAAACCTCTGTTGATGCGACAATTGCACAAGAACGCGCTCAATTAAAAGAGCAAATCGACAACTTGAACGGAATGCTTCTAACAATGAAAAAAGTTCCTATGAGTGTTCTTGAGACAATCGGCAATCTTGAGGAAAAGTTACAGGAACTCGACCAGCAGTTTAAACAACAATCTGATATGGTATTAGCTGAACAATCAGTCGATTTCAACCTCCTGTCGGAAATCAAAGATCCTATCGAATTAAACATGATGCTTAAACGAGTTATAAAAGAAATCACGGTATTTAATCTTAAAAAATCTTGGCGAATAAAAGTTCAGTATCTGAATGGTCATTCTCAGAGTTTCCGATGGGATGGATATAGTATGAGTTTTGTTTCTGACAGCAAAAAACTACTGGAATACATGAACGCTGAGAAAGAGCAATTGGATAACTAACTACAACCATAAATGTAACAATACGTATTGCATTTAACTAAATGTTAACCACATTAATATTTTACGTAGCATCCTTGACAAGCTAACATAAGAAAAAATCAGAACTTCGTGTTTTAATCTATTGAGTTTCTTACTCATTAACTTCAAAAGGAATCGAAATGAAATTACCAATTGTTGATGTATTTGAGAACCCATACGAATCCTGGACCTACAGAAATGCCAGTCAGGAAGAAATGATGGCTGTCTACAGGGCTACTGGCAAATTTGAAACTCATATCAAAGATAAACTGATTGCAAAAATTAAAAATCATTTAGATGCAGCAAAACACATGGCAAAAAGAGGTTCGGATAATGGATTAGAGAATTTCATTGACCGATATCTTGACAATAGCGTCAATTATAAAGAACTAAGACGCGCTATGCCTTCAAAAACTCCAAAAGTGTTATTTGACTATCAACAAAAATATCCTAATTACTCAGTAACCGAGGTGGATAAAGAAATCAATAGCATCGGTCATACACTAAGCGAAGGTCAATATCTTTTTCATGGTGGTGCATGGGTAAATGGAGCATCAAATCAATTCAAATTAACAGCACCACTTTCAACAAGTTTTTGTCCTCAAGTTGCATTAAGAAATGCTGAATGGAGAGGGAAAGCATATGATAACAATAAAATAGAGTTATTTGTATTACATACAGTGAATCCTATCACTAATGTTTTTGCTTTTCCTAGAAAGAATGCAAGTATGGGAAATGAAAAAGAGATTCTTTTTGCATCAGGGGCGACCCTGATTAGGCGAGCCACTCATTTAATACGTGATGACTATCCGGCTGGAAAATATGAACATAAGGATAAAAAAATCCCAATCTATGTAGTAGAAGTTGACATTTCATAATACAATTCATGAGGGAGTTGTTGCTCCCTTATTTTACGCTCGTCCACTTAGATTCTGAGTTCCATTTACCGATTCGAGAAAAAAACGTATCTTGTTCATTTCCTTTATAACTACGATGAACACCATCAGAAGCGTGATTTCTTGCCGATTTCTCAAGAACCTCCCAGATTGAGTTCATAACAGCTTCGGTTTCGTTTTTAGATTCATTATCATCGTATTCGATATTAACTGTTAATTTATCCATAGAACCAGTAAACAGATTAAAACTCTCTGTTAGACTGCCAGTATTCGGATTCAGAAAACAAATATCAATTTTAACGTCTGCTCTGTTCAAAGCTTTTGTTCGAATCAAGTTAATATATTCTTTTCGGATATTAGCCAGCTTAACGGTCATACCGATGTTGCTAATTTCTTTTTCTTCGCTGATTGAACTGATATCAGTAAAGTCACCAGCGGCAATATAATTTTTACCTTGATATTGCAAGTCGTAATAAGCATCAGTTAACAACAGTTCTGCGCCGTTATGCATCTTAATCTGAACAAGATGAAACAACGTGCCAACACTGAACAACTGACCAGTAGTCAGTTCAGTATAAGCAGTGCCGTTAAAATCGTTATACGCTTCGATGAAGTCGGGGTCTTTTCTCAGTCTGTTAAATTGGTCTTTTACTGACATTACACCACCTCTGTTGCAGTGAGTTTAATATTTGAAATTGATGCTAAGTCTAACGGGATAGTATCGTTCGTTAGGATGAATCGTCCTTTTGTTCCTCTGTAACTGACAGTTTCACCAGCTTGAACGTTCTGCAACAGATTCGGAAATAGTTTCATCTCTCCACCTGCTTTGACATCCTCCGTCACGGTGTACAGCTTGGAGTGATTCTGAAACTGAACAAGTGCTCCCGCTTCTAAAGTATCTGCAAAGCTGTTCAGAGTGACCTTACGCGCTCCTTTGTTAGCTGTAACAGATGCTTGGATAAGTCCCTGAGCCGAGCCTTTATAGTCAGTCAAGTAGCTTAACGGAAAGTCAAACGGTTGACCTTGTTGATGCATCGCGATAAAGCGTTGAACGTGTCTTGTGTCCTGCGACATATAATTCACAGTGAAATTCAATTCGAAATATTGAACGCCTGTATAACGTTTCTGAAAACGTCCTGATACTGCTCTGTTAGAGAAAAACGGAGCATTTGATTTAAGCTGAACATCGGTCAGCCTAACGTCTGTGTCTAATAGATTCATAAGTCCTCTCATAAATAAGATTTTAACTATATTTATGAGGCCAATATGGAACTAAACGCAATGCTTCGTTATGACGAAGGCGAAAAACTCACGATGTATAAAGACACAGAAGGATATTTCACAATCGGTGTCGGACACTTGATTACAAAAAATCCATCAAGAGACTACGCTTTGAAAGAACTTGATAAAGCTGTTGGTCATCCTTGTTATGGATATATCACAGCGAAAAAATCTGATCAGTTACTGAATATTGATGTTAACTCAACTCTGCGTCAGCTTAGTAAAACAGAACTGCATCCAGCTTATATCAGAATCGATACAGCCAGGCGTTCAGCGTTAATCAATATGTGTTTTCAACTCGGCGTTTCTGGCGTATGTCAGTTCAAGAAATTCTTGGGATACATGGCTGTTGGAGATTATCAAAATGCGGCTGATGAAGCTTTAGACTCAAGATGGGCACGTCAGACTCCTAATAGAGCAAAACGTGTAACTGATGTTATTAGATATGGCGATTTCAGAAGTTATAATTAAAAATTTATATTATCTAATTTGAACAGCATCAAGTTGATGAATCGGACTAAGCAGATATGTAATTAACACCATCAGCTTAGTCTACATATAGCTTGTTATAATTTTTTACGACTCAACGAAGTCTTGTTAGGATAATGTAAACAAATCCGTTTTTTTAGATGTGAGTAATATTAGCAATGTTCATCTTAGAATGTGATATCGAAGGAAACTCGAAAATGATAATAGCTTTACACTATTGAGAAAATTTGGTTGAGGCTTCAAAATAGAGCATTCATACGTGATCAATAGCCAGACTAAGCAAGCAACAGCTAAACCCCGTAACGTACTGATTAAATTGATAATTGAAGGTGCATATGTTAAAAGTTACTGGTCTTGATAAGCTTCAGAAAGAACTCAAGGATGCAAAGCGTATACTGAGTGAGCTGGATGGCGAGCTAGGAGTCGTAAAGTTTAACCCTAACGACCCTGCTAGCATCGAGTCGGCAATTCAAACAGTTAATCACATGATTGATGAACGCATTGGCGGATGTTCAACCAACTCCATAGTCGGCTCGCTTGCGCAGCAGATGAAGGAAACATACAGAGAAGGCATTCTTAAAAAAGCTGCCGAAGCCAGATTGACTTCAAGTGAGGATGAGTAATGGCTCAAGATATTTTTTCTGAAATGAACAATGCTGTTCTGGATTTACAGGCTTCACAATACCAGACCTTTGAACGTCCACTCAAAAAGCTTGCTCAGCTTCTAAAACATTCCGATCTTGAATCATACAATGCAGACCTGACTGAAGGACTCAATCTTACAGAGTTTCTCGCAGAAAGTGAGAAGACTGGAGGAAGTATGGCTGGGAGTGCCCAGCTTGTCTGGCCAGATGATGCAAGAAAAACACTAGGCCTTACATTACTTTTGATTTTTAAGTTAGCAGAAGATCCTAATTATGCAATCAACTTTGGACATCATTTTTTCTATTCCGGAAGTAAAGTTATAGCAGGCATTCATTCGATTACAGGACAACTTATCATTCCTTTCGTTAGAGATTACAAAAATTATGTTCAGTCTAAGGGAAGCACAGAAACTATGTTGAAGCCGCAGTTTTCGAACAAAGTTTTCATTGTTCATGGTCATGATGATGGCGCCCGTGAAACAGTCGCAAGGTTTCTTGAACGTATAGGTTTAGAAGCAATCATATTACATGAGCAAGCTAATCAGGGACGAACTGTCATTGAGAAAGTTATAGCAAATAGTGATGTTGGATTTGCTGTTGTATTGCTAACACCAGATGATGAAGGTTGTGCTAAAGGAGGAATACCAGAACCAAGGGCAAGGCAGAATGTAATGCTAGAATTAGGATATTTTATCGGGCGTTTAGGCAGAGAGAAAGTATGTGCACTAAAACGCGGCTCACTAGATATTCCAAGTGATTTTGCTGGGGTTGTTTGGGAAAATATGGATAGCAGTGGAGGCTGGAAGCAAGCACTCGCACGAGAACTTGAAGCTGCTGGTCACAATATTGATTGGAATAAAGCAATGCGGAGTTGATTTTATATAGCTCCATTTTTAGCGATACTGGCGTTTCATCGACAATTAAAAATTTGGCTGCTGATTAGCCTAAAACGCAGCCAAATATAAATCATTAATGATATTGCTTAAATAAGTTTTAACGACTCATCTTCAGCGCCCCCCTCTAACAAAAAATAATAGTTACTCTGGGACTTCTGAAACACCGAGATGTTTCGAACGCTCAGCTTTTTTCTCGCGAGTGAAAATCCAAATCGTGTTCAGTTCATCATCGATAGACAGGAACTATCCCGAATTCCTCCCGCTGTAGAGATAAATACAGAGATAAACCCTTATTCCCTCTACACTTGGAGATATTTAATGGCTCGTAAAACTTATGTAAGCATGACTGAAATGGCTAAACGTTATGGTTATAGCCTCAACGCTATCAAGAGCTGGCGTGCAGAAGGACTGCCCTACTCTGATAATCCTTCTGGTATTCCAGAAGACGAAGGCACTTTATGGATTGTTCAGAACAAAATTAACCCAATGCGAAATATGTCCATCAAGGACGAATTCGAACGAGAAAAACTCCGTGAACAGGTGGCTAAAGCTGACTTGGCAACTTATGCAGCACAAGAAAAATCTGGTGAATTAATACCAGTGGATTATGTTCAAGCTGAGTTGAACCGTTTTTGTTCGCAACTGAAAGACAAAATCAGATTAATTCCGAAACAACACGCTTTGGAGATTCTTGAATCTGCCGTTTCAGTTGAAGAACTTCGTGATTGTCTGAAAGAGAAAATCGACCAGACGTTACGTGAGGTTGACAGTTTGTTTGAAGAACCTCAGTTACAGGACAATTCCTCAGACGAGTACAAAGAAAAGACAGAGAATGATACTGAGATTGACCTTGATTAAGGGAGCATCGCTCCCTTATCGCACAGCACTTTTGAAGATCTGTTTCAGACGGTTGATAGAGACACGATCTGGTGAAAGATGTCGGATTTGTATACCACAATATTTCATTACATCATGATTACAAAGGATTTGATGGCAGTTGTAATGCGATTCAACGCGATGCATCACCGTGTCCGTTCTTTTCAAAGAGCATTTGCAGTTTGCACACTGATGGTCAAATTTTGTCATAGATACTTCCTCTAAAACTGTATTTATACACTGTGCACAGTGATGATATATTACTATGCATGAACTTGATTTCATGCTTTATAAGTTTTATTGAGTCTCACAAAATGATAGATTATCCTATGTGAATACAAACAGTTATAACCGACAGATTAATGGGTTGAGGACGTAATGGACAATGAACTGAAAAAACTTATACACGCATTCAGAAATGCTCTCGTTATGGCTGCGGATACACATTCATTTGGGTGTTTCAGTATGCCAAGATGGTCAGAGTTAAACAGTTTTCCACATGGTTGCTGTGACTTAGCAAGTAATTTTCTGGCTCAATATCTCACAGACTATGGATATGAGCCTGAAATAATTTGGTTTGAATGCTGCGAAGAACTAAACAAATATATCAAATCACACGTAGTTGTTAGGATTAACGATTACTATGTTGATTTAACACGAAATCAATTTGATGATCATAATGGAAGAGTATTGATTGAAGACAAATTCGGTTCCATTCCACGATTAATTAAACAAATAAAATCAATGAACTCAAATAATGTTGAGGATAGAAATATCAATATTAATACATTTAATTCAAGTGGGTATGAACTCTACAGCTATATCAAAAAAATTGCGAATAATTTGATTAACTGAATAAAATTATTTTAAAAAGGAAAAGAACCAGCATTGGAAATTTATTAAACATGTTGGTTTTATAATCGATAAAACAATCTGATTGGTGAGAATAAAATGAATAATAATGAAATGAAGCAACAAATAAATGAATTGTCTTCTTATGTTCTGGACAAGACAATCAAAAAAGAGAAGGCATGTCTCTACATGAGTGCATATCTTTGCGCACTTATCAATGACAACATGAGAATAACCGCAAGATTGATTTCTGGGTCACTTGTTATAAAAAACACTAAGATTTTCTCACATGAGCCTATACTGCCGATACTTACTTCGGGGAGCAATTATACCGGAGAATGGGATGGTCATGCTTGGGTTGAGGTCGCTGGATATATATGCGATTTATCAATCTTTTGTACAATTTTTTCAGAAAGTACATCAACTGAATTGCAGGATGTTTTCATGCAAACATTTGATAGATACTATGAATTCTTAATCGCACCAAGAGAAAAACTAGAAGCAGCAGATATTTGCTATAAAGAATGCGAAGAATTAGGTAATGAACAAATAGATATTCTGATTCACTCAGGAATCAAATCAGGTATCTTAGTCAATCCAGAATGATTACAGAGGATAAAATGGAAGCAAACACTTTTATCGACCGTTTTTTTCATAGTTCTTATGAATTGACAGATTTTCGTCACGTTGGCGAACGAGACATTAACTCATTGTATACATTTCTGAATTTACTCCATTCTCTAAATGATCGTTTCAGCAAGGAATTTGGGATAGCTCAACTGGCCAAAAGGCCAGAGTTTAAATTATTACGTTTGATACGTAATTATTTTCAACATGTAGGGGATGTGGACGAATTCCGTCTATTTCAGACTCGTGATGCCATTTTGACTTCACATATGGAAATGATCATCATCCCAACAGCTTTAGTAGCTCGTGCCATCGAAAGTTTTCGAAACCAACCACATAATAAGAAAGATCCAGTACGGGCTGAAAAAGAACTTTCATCCATTGCATCAGCTATCAGCGATTTTGAATATCTTTGTGATAATACGGATCTTTTTAGAGAAAACCCTCCTTTTCATGATACTGATAATACATATTTCTTAGGTTTTGACCTTTATAAATCCGTGTATAATATTACCAATATCGTAGCAGATATATGCAGGAAAAGGGATGAATTTGCAATAAAAAAATGCGTTCAAGAGCTTGAAAAAGAATACACCGAAATGAATAACATACCAAAAGAAAATATATTATTACTTGCGGGAAGTCCACCGCCACTACTAACAACCCAAGGTTTTGTGTTTCCTAAAAGGGATAGATAAATTAAAGTAATTATAGTTCGTATAGATTTTCTTTTACCAAATATTGTTGATTCGCTATTATACCTTAATAGCAATCAACAATTGATTTTCATATTGCTTTGGTCGGCTTTGAAATTTCAATTTTCACAATTAACAGTTCTTCGTCAAAAGATAACTTATTCCCCTTCATTACTTTTCTCATAACGCCGTTCTCATTTTCGAGAGCAGCGTTTTTTAGTTTTAAGGCTTCAATCTCCTTTCTCAATTCTTCCAATTCGTTGGTGATAACATCAACTTTCTGTTCAGTAGGAAATTCAATTTCTTCTTTAATCTCTACAAAACTCCCAACATATTGCTGAACAAAGTTATCGGTGTCTTTTTTGTGAATCATAGTCAAGTCTGAACCTAAAGCTTTCCAGTTACGACCTTCACAGCAAACGATCACAGCTTTTGTCATATCACTTGAATAAGCAACGATAGCAGGCTTGTCGTTCAGTTCTGACATACCGATTTGGAATTTACGCATATCTTTTACAGTCAACGCGTTTTCAACTTTGCTTAACATCTTTGCTCTGATGTTACGGTGAATCTCTGTAAAGCTACCGATAAAACTTTTCAGCTTGTTTCTGTTATTGGTCATTTCGTTAGTCTTAACGATTTTTTTATTCAAGCTAACGTTAGTAGTCCCGTTCAAGTTTTCAAAGATTGAGAAATTCATTATTTGATGTCCTTTTTAACAGGTTGAGTTCTGATATTTCGTTTCTTGCAAGCGTTATATAGCGTTGCTTTGTTCATCTGTTTAGATTCTGCAATCTGCTGAAATGTCTCACCAGCATCTAGACGTGATTCGATTTCAAATTTGTTTGGAATAAACTTTGCCATTTGGTTGCCTTTTTATGATGTTGAAAAAAGAGCGCTCTTGCGAGCGCTTCAAACTTTAAGGAATTTTTAAATGAACTTATCGTTGTTCACATAGCTATTTTATATCGGCTATTCGATAGCGTAAACAAAGAGAGAAAACAACGAGGAGAAGAAACTCTCTATTGTTCTTCATAGGGTATTTAGTGCCCTCACCGAAAGTGTAAGCAAAATTTTTAAAATAATTTGAAAGCAATCGGAGCAAACGTATCGATGCACTGATAAAACGCATCGATAGCGCATCGATGCTTCTCGGCAAAGCGCATGGACCTTGAAGAAAATCGCCCTATAAGAACAATTGGATAAAGATGATATGGAAGGATATAGAAGCAGTAAACACTACAAAACCAGATCTGAAAAACAGATTTCGCGAAGCGCGGGCGAAGCCCTAATTAATAACATTAGCGCGTAAGCGCGACAGATAGAAGTTAATCAACATCGCTATGATCATAGATGTTGAACTTGATGATCAGTAATTATTACTAGATACGATTATTAGCGCTTCGCGCGTTCGCTACGCTCACAATATTGTTTTCTGATCATAATCAATAACTTCTAACTGCATTATAACCAGATCTGAAAACCTGATAAACTTAACTATCGTTAATTAAATCAGATAGCGTTAGTGAGTTCTCCATCGCTTCGCTCAGTCGAACGGGCAAGCGCCGTCTTTGATAGAGATCTGGTCTTTATCGTTTTAGCTGACCTTATCGTCCCTCCTCGCTTCTCCCTGCTCTACTGACCATCTTGATACACCTTGTTCATCTATACCAGCCAAATTGAACCTGATGCACCCTGCTTTGATACCGACCTTGATTGTTGTCGCTTCGCCTGCGGCTCGCTTACCACCGTTATTGAATCGGACCAATAGAGATTCCTAGTTTACTAAATACAAGCGTGATTCAGAGAAACATCTGAAAGTCAACACTTCTATTCAAATTCAAACTTTAAGGAAACTCAAAATGTACAAAAGAACTATCAACAACGTAACTTACAAAACCCGTTCTGAACTGGATACTGAGCCAACCGGATTCAGCGTTTATAAAACCGTTTTCAGTATCAACAATGAATCATTCGTTTATTACGGCAAACAAGCTTTCAACGGTCAGCCTGATATGTCGTATATCGGTTCTGGTCGCAGAGTTCAGGAAAAACTCGCTGAAATGACCGAGTCAGATATCGTTTATAAAATCGTTCTACAGAATTTTGAATCAGAACAAGAAGCGTATGACTTCGAATCTGAATGCATTCAATCAGCACGCAAATCGAAGGTTAATATTTTAAATATATCTAAAGGAAACTCCGGTGGTAAGGTCTTTGACAAAATGACAGAAGAACAAATTAAACAACGTAACGCGAAAATCTCTATGAGCATGATGGGTCACGAAGTCTCTGATGAAACTCGTCGTAAAATCTCAGAAGCGAAATCTGGTCAGACTCGCTCTGATAATACGAAACAAAAAATCGGTGATGCTCTGCACGGTCGCAAAACTGGACCTAAATCAGAAGAAACCAAACGCAGAATGTCAGAAGCACATAAAGCACGTCACGCTAACAAGGAGACAGCGAATGTCTAAAACTCAGCAGTTTCTAAGACCTGTTATCGTTGCGCTTGTTGTCGTAGGAGGTTGCGCTATTGAATCGTGTAGCAGCACAGTATCAAAAGAATCGATTATAAAGCGTGACATCATATGCGCAAATCAGGAGTACAATCCTAAAACTGCAAAGCATGACATTGAAATGTGCCGAAAGGGATTCAACAAAAAAGGGAGCATCAGCTCCCTTTTATCATTTAAATCCATGAACCAGCAGCTGCTCTAATCTCTTCTCTAGCAACTTGTTCGCTGAATCTTCGCTGAAGATGATTGATTGAACGTCACAGTCGGTTTTCAGTCTTAATGCTGCATCATCAACCGACATACGTTCGTTTTGTACATCACCATTTTTGTAAATAACTTTAACAATCATGCTTGCTCCTTAGCATTGTTTGAAACATGATGATTTCACATTTCAACTTATATCTCAATCTACATACAGAAAATGGGAGCATTAGCTCCCATTTTTCATTGTGAACCTCCATTTGTTTTATTGGTACAGCGTAAAAACTGATCGCGTATATACGCTTTTGATTTACCTGTCATTCGCTTACCGAATTCAATGAAATCTCCTTTCGTCTGACGATAAACAATCAAACTGATTTCAGAAGGTTTTTTGTGAGCACTATTTGATGCTAGCTGTTTTTCAATGTTCGGGATTTCTGATTCTTTAACTTCACCAGCTTCAATTTCAGAAGCAATAACTTCCTCTTCAACTGGCTTCACAGTGTATTTTTCAATATTTGCTTTAACGCGACGAACAACAGAGCGGGAAACTTCAAATTGTTCAGCAATCTTACGTTCTGATAAATCTGTTCCTGCGTTAATCATTGCAGCTATTTTATTTTCGATAGTCGGTTCAGTTTTCAATTCGATGTTCTCCGTGTTGAGATGGATTGAACTTTAACAATCCAGGTCCGAGGTGCAAGCGTCCTGAAAATTATTTGTTGGATTCTTCATAAATACACTCAGAGGTGACTATGAAAAGTATCAACAAATTAAAGAAAATCATTAAAGCATCAAAAATTTTTATCATGCCTCCTGCTGATTACACGCCGTCAGAATGGGTCGAACAGAACTTAATCTTCCCTGATGGACCATATGCGGATCAGCCAATGCGACTTTTTGAGTTCCAGCGCGGAATGATTGACGCTATCAAAGGCAATAAGAAGAAAATCGTTCTTATGACTTCTGCACAGATCGGCAAAACGACGATTCTGAACGGTGTTCTGTTCTATAAATCAGCTATAGATCCAGGCAACGCGGGTGTTTTACAGTCTACAGCGAAAGAAACGACACAATGGTTATCAGGTAAAATTAAACCGATGATTGATGCATCGGAAGAAATGCAGAAAATCGTTACTGATAAAAACGACAGAAATGCAGTTAATAACACCAGTCAGATTCAGCTACGAAATGGTGGTTTCTGGTATTTCATGAGTTTGAACTCTCCTTCTCACTTGCGTGGTAAAACTCTGCCATTGCTTCTGCTTGATGAAGTTGATGCTGTCGATACTGATACAGAAGAAGGCAACCCAATAATGATTGCCGAACAGCGTGCAACAACTTTCGGTTCAGACGCTCGAATCTTTATCAGTTCGACGCCTACTGGCAAATACGGTGCCATCAATACTCAATACGAAGCATCCGATAGACGTAAATTCCATATCGATTGTCCTCATTGTGGTCGTTCTCATGAACTCGTTTGGGAAAACATTAAATTCGATTGGATTAAACATGATGGTAAATCAGTACCAGATCCAGAAACTGCGCGTCTTGAATGTCCTTCTTGTAATGAAGCAATCTCAGAAGCACAACGAGCAAGAGCATTAGCAAACGGTAATTGGATTGTGACTAATCCAGAAGCTGATACAGCAGGATTCCATGTAAGTCGTTTATACAGTCCTATGAGTTCAATAAAATCTGTCGTTCAAGATTTCAAAAATGCTTATCAAACATTCAGTTTGTCAACGTTCTATAACACCGTATTAGGTCTGCCTTTTGATGATCTGAACGAGGATGTGGAAATCAGTAAATTAAACGAACTGAAAACTGATATCAGTATCAGAAATATTCCAGAAGATTGTCTTTTCTTAACTGCGGGTGTTGACCAACAGCAAGACCGTTTAGAAGTAACCTTGATGGGTCACAACGAACGAACCGTTTATATTCTTGCACATCGTAGCTTTATGACAATGAACGCTGAGGTTATCGATTCCCCTGCTTATAAAGAACTTCTTGCATACGTTAAAGCACCGTTCAGAACAGCTTTGGGAAGAAAGGTTCCTTTAGCGTGGGTGAACGTCGATAGCTCAAACGGTCGAGCAACTAAAACAATCTATCGTTTCTGCTCTCAGTGGACAAACCTGAAAGCAATTAAAGGTGCCAGCTCAGTTGATGCCCCTTATGTTCCAACGAAAATCACGAAAACCGGTGGTTATGAACTTTATATGATTGGTGTAAACCAAGGAAAAAACTTAGTTCGTGAACTGCTAAACAGAAGCGTGAAATCTGGAAATACACCAGTCAGAGTCGAAATCTCTGATGATGTTCCAGATGATTACTGCGAACAGCTTATGTCCGAAGAATTAAAACGCTCTGGCAATACTGTTAGATGGGTTATTAAACAAGGCGGTGTTCGTAACGAAGGTCTTGACTGCTTTAACTACGGTTATTGTGCGCGTCTGCAAGTTCTAGAGAAAATCAAATTTCACGAGTGGAGGAAACTCGCTGCTAAATCTGATATTGAAATGCCAGAAGAACAAAACGAAACAAATTCTCCTGTTATTCAAACTCCTGAACCACGTCGAAACATTATCAAACGAAACAGACCAGTTAATAAGCCTCGTGGTTTCGGATTATAAATATAAGAAAGGAGAACTCAATGCAAAAATCAAATTCAGAAATTTACATCGGTGAAAAACTCGCTGTTTATAATCCTGAAGGTGCAACAGTCTCCATAGGCTCAACTGAAACTAAATTGTTTTCTCAAACTGATTGTCCAGCGAATATCTCGGTGGACACATCAGATTTTATCGAAGGAACTTTTTCTGCTGTTGTTCTCTATGAAGGTGCGCTTATCAGTAACAGCATTATCAAAGTGAAATCACCATTCGTTTCAAAAACGAAAAAAGAACAACTCAGGGAAATGATTAACGATATCGATATGGTTATTCAGTATCGTCTGACAAGTAACGAAGAAGCTATTCAGCAAATGAGCATTAACGGTAAATCATTCGTATATGAAACCCTTGATTCTCTGCTATTAGCTCGCAAACGTCTATTAGCAAACTTGGCGAATCTGATTAAGTCAGAACAAATGGCAAACGGTAAATCTCCGATTGTTACTATTAAAGCGAGGTTCACGAATCCATCATGACATTAAAAGAATTTTTCACATTTAAAAAACCAGAACCTGAAAAGCGTTCGAAGGGTTACAGATTAGTAAATTACAAACAACCGAAGCTTATTATCGATAACGACAAAGCTTATGGTTCAGAAATGAAACGTCTTATGGGTCCTCGTGTTGACCGTTTGGATGGTGATTTCAATACTAATCTGATCAGAACTGCAACGATTAATAACGAGATTCGAGGCAACGTTGAAAAACTGCGTGATATGTCCCGAACTCTGACAGTTAACAGTCCGTTTGCAAAACATGCAGCACAATATCAGATTGATAACGTTATTGGTGAAGGTATTAATCCTCAACTGCGTATTCTTCAATCTAATGGTAAACCGAATAAGAAACTGAACTCTGCTATTTCAAATCAGTTTTATTTCTGGGCAGACTCTGCAAAACGTTTCAGTAAAAACGAGCGTATGAACTGGCGCAGATTCCAAGAAATGGTTGAACGTTCTCGTTTCGTTGATGGTGAAGTTTTTATCCGTATCTATGAAACAGAAACTGAATTTAAACTCGAACTAATTGAAGCTGCTCGCTGTAAATTCGGTGAAAGAGCAACAACTGAAAACGGTTATATTCTTGACGGTATCGAATACGACGCATCGAATACACCGATTCGTTATTACTTTGACAGCGTAAACCAATCGACTCAGACAGCATCAGGAAAGTCTTATTCTGTTGAAGCATCAGACATTATTCACTATTTCAAAGACGAGTTCCCTGATCAGCGTAGAGGTTATCCAGAGATAACTCCTAATATTGACGTAATGAATCAATACGACGCTTTCACAAAAGCCACTCTTGTTCAAAAACGTGCTGCCGCAAGTTCTATGGGTTTCATCACTCAAGATAAAGACGGTCAGGATAATATCGAACTCGATGACGATAACGAAATGCAAGAAACTCCTGAAATCATTCAGAACTTTGAATCAGGAACAATTCATCAATTACCTGCTGGTTACGATATCAAGCAATTTAGCTCTACTCAGGGCGGTGATGATTACTTGAATTTCACAAGTCGTCTGGAAGATATGCTTGCAATGGGTTACGGCTTTTATAAGCAAGGCTGGAAAGGTGATACGTCAGGTATTAACTATTCTGCGGCTCGTTTTGGTGACTTAACTCAACGTAATAAATTCCGTTCTGTTCAGCGCAATGTCAAAGAGCAAGTTTTTGAAACTATCTTCGAACGTTGGTTGACTTGGATGATTATGCAAGAGCGAATTCAAATGCGCATGACTGCTATTCCAGAAGTGTTAAGACAGACTGTTTGGACATATCCAAAATGGGCATCAATCGATCCAAGCAAAGACGCACAGAAAGACGCGCTTGATGTTGAAAACGGTTTTAAATCTGCTGCTGACGTAATTATTGAACGCGGTGAAGATCCAGAACTGGTGTTTGCTCAGATTGAACAAGAGAAAACTCGTTTTGTTCCGAAATACAGTAATCAAATTGCGGTTGCTTCTGTTGCTGCTGATGCACAAGTGGAAGTTGCTGAAATTAATTCGGATAACAGCCAGGAAAACATCTAAATACATTCAGTAAAACAAAGAGCGTCGAAAGACGCTCAACAAGAGGAATCGAAATGCTAAAACTAAAACGCGATTTCGAAGCCCAAGAAATTAAAATTACTGATGATAGTTATGAAATTGCGTTCTCAAGTGAAACTCCTGTTGAACGTCAAATTCTCGATAGTTACGGTCAACCAATAACAGTTAATGAAATTCTTTTGCATGACGGTCCTCAAAATGCTGACCTCGAGCGAATCAATAACGGCGCTGCTCTGTTGTTTAACCATAATTTCGACAATCATCTAGGCGTTGTAATTCCCGGGTCTGTAAGAATCGATAATGACCGTAAAGGTCGCGCTGTTGTTAAATTCAGTAAAGTTGGTCAATTAGCTAACGAAATTAAATCAAAAATCGACGAAGGAACAATTTCTAAAATTTCTTTCGGCTACGACATTATTGAATATGAACTCAAAGGAGACGACTTGTTAGTTTCTCGTTGGAGTCCGTATGAAATTTCTTTCGTTACTGTTCCTGCTGACGACAAAGTTGGCTTGGGAAGACTTCTAAATACAGATGACAAAACAATTAACGTTGAAGGAAAAAGAATGAATTTTGGTGAAATCACTCTCGAAGAACTTCAAACACTTTCTCGCGAACAACTTGCGGAAATGAATGTTGAAGAAATTGAAGCGATGCCAGAAGAACTTCGTTTGAAGCGTGAAGAACTATTAGCGGAAGAAGCTGATATTCAGGATATCAAAGAAGAAGTTCAAGAAGCATCCGAAGAACAGACTGTTCCAGAAAAACAGGAACAAGAAGTACAGAAAACCGAAGCTGAAATTGAGGCTGAAAAAGCTGCTGAAATGGAAGCGCTAAATAAAGAAAAAGAACGAGTTGAAGAAATCGAAGATATTTCGGTTCGATACAAAGTTCCTTACGAAAAAACGAAATCTGCTATTGAAGACAAAATGTCTGTTTCTGATTTCAAACGCTCTATTAAACCTAATAACGCTCCTACGGTGGTAAGAAAAATGACTAAAGATACTCAAATTGAACTTGAAAACAAATTTAATCTGGCTAACGCAATGCGCGCAATTGCTGACGGTAAAGCACTGACTGGTGCAGAAGCTGAATATACTCAAGAAATGATTTCTAAACGTCAGAAAGCTGGTCGCGGTATCGTTTCTAACGGTCTGTATCTGCCTCTGTCAGTTCTGAAAGGCAAACGCGCTATTAACACTGTCCCGACTGTTTCCGCGATTCAGCAAGTTGAACAGCGTTATGACAGCTTTGTTGAAATGCTGCTTGCTCCGACTGTTCTAGGTCGTATGGGTGTTAACTTCCTGACTGGTCTGAATACTCCGATTTCTGTGCCTAAGCAAACTGCTAGTTCTGTTGATGCTTTCGGTTTCGTTGATGAAAACGGTGCTTCTCCAGAAGGCGAAAGCAAATTTGCTAACGTTCAGTTCATGCCGAAAACATTTACTGGTGGTAACCCGATTTCTCGTCAAGCGATGCTGACTATGCCGAATCTTGAACAGTTTATTTCTGATCATATCGTTAAGCACTCACGCGCTAAACTGGAAGCTCTGATTCTGGGTTCTGCAACTGACGCTAAAGCTCCTGAATCTCTGGACGCTCAATTGACCGCTACTTCTATGGGCATGACCTATAAAGAATTCGTTAAAGCTGCTGCTAAAGCGAAAGGTAAAGGCGTTGACATGGACAAGTTCATGTATCTGATGGATGCCGAAACTGAAGGTGATCTGAAAACCACTCTGCGTGACGCTGGTGTTGCAGGTTACATCGTAGGTGAAGACAACAAACTGGGTGGACACGAAGTTGTTGGTTCCGGTCTGGTTAAAGATGGCACTATCTTTGCTGGTGATTTCTCTGCTCTGACTGTTGCTGAGTGGGAAGGTATCGGTATTGATATCGACGACACAACTTATCGTAACGCAGGCGCTATCGTTCCTCGTGTTTGGGCTGACATCGACTGGAAAGTTACTGCTGACGACCGTCTGTTTAAATACGTAAAAACGGGAGCTTAATTAACACAGGAGAACAAGCTTCTCCTGCTAAAGTTAAAAAGCCACGTGCTCTTAAGGTGAAATAAAAACGAAGGACTCCGAAAGGGGTCCTTTTTTCGTTTCTGGACTAAATAAAAGAAAAAGGAGACAACATGATTTTCCCATATACAGAAAAACAAAAACAGTCTTTCTTAACTCGTTTCGGTCAAAAAATTAAAATCAACGATAAAGACGCTCTCGGCATTGTTGAGATTGAAATTAATAACGATAACGGACAAGTAAGCGAGACACTTTATATAACCGCTGATATTAATTCAATTAAGCAAGACGATTCTATTTTGTTAAACGAGATTTTGTATAACGTCGCTTATCTGACAAACGATGGTTCAGGACTCGTGAATTGTTATCTTGCTTATAAAACTGAACAGGAGACCTCATTCTATGATTAATATGCCACGCTTGGGAATTAAACGAGCACTGGAAGAAATAATTGTAAAAGAGCTAAAACTGAAATACGTAAAAAATGCTTTTACAACTGGAGTTACAGAAACAGTTCAAGTGATGATTCCAGAAATGACAGAAGAATACACAAGAATTAATCTTCAATCGAAGCTATCAGCCGTTTTGAATATTACGATTAACGTTTTCTCTGAGAAAAAAGAAACAGACGTTCACAAAGCTGTTTACGACCTGATTTCTATTAAAGCTGATGATCCGAAACTTCGAGAATTTAAAATCAATAAAATTTATCCGAGTTCGAGTTTTACCGATTACGACGGTGAAGCATCAAATGGTCATGTTAGCGCACAAGTAATTTTAACTTTCGAATACATAATGTGAGGCAGAAATGACAAATGATATTTTTGTAGGAAATAACGTAAGAGTTTCAGTAAACCCAGAAGTCGTTGAACAACCCGGCTATCACGACCCAGGATATATTTCAACTGCTAATCTTGCTGCTTTTCCTGTTATCGGTTTCAAGAAAGATGTCCAATCGCTAGAAGACTTTCGCGATGACTTTACGGTTAAATTATCCGGTGACGTAACAGTTAATGACACTTTTATAAGTCTTTTTGAAACTTCTGATGACCCAGTTTATCAGTTGCTTGATGAAGCGTTAATGGAAAAGAAACTAATCAGATTCAGAAACCTTTATGTTATCGATGGTGAATCGAAAAAAGAAAATGAATCCGGTCTGTATCATATTTTCAACGCTTGGGTAACTAAGAAAGAAACAACAGGCTCCGAAAACTCAGTTGTTACTACCACTTTTAATCTTTCTCCTGATGGTCAGATTTTCACTGGCTTTGCTGAATTCACTGCTCCGTTAAACGTTGGTGATTATGGCGTTGGTGCTGGTACAGAAGAAATCGAAGGTGTTAAAGATTTAGGTCTGTTGAGTGGTAATAGATGGGTAACAGTTGACGCAACGAACAGCGATAACCCTTATAACTCTGGCACGTCTGCTATGGCTATTCAGCATCCTGATGGACAAGGTTGGGAGCTTATTGGTTCGTCAGTCGGTAATCCAAGTATCAGAATCAGAAATAAACAAATTGCACACGACGAATCTGTTACAGAATCTCCGTGGGTGAAAGTCTATACAGAACTTGAACGCCCTACTCCTGAAGATATTAACGCATTGCCAATTACTGGTGGAACTCTGAAAGGTTCACTTGTTATTGAGGAATATCTAACAGTACGTAAAAAGATTTCTGCTCCGCAAGGTGAAATTCTGGCTCTAAATAGTAATGAAATTAACTCAACTTCTGTAAAGGTCAAAGGCTCAGAAGTCTATTCTCCAAGTAACAAACCAACACCATTAGAGATTAATTGTGTAGCGTTAGGAGAAACTTTAGATGCAGGAGTTTTTTAACGGATAAAGAAAATGGCAAATAACAAAGTTAAACATTATAGAACAGACGTCGCCGGAAGAAAGCCAGAAGCAAAAAACATGCTTGATGGTGAAATCGCTATTAACTTAGCCGATCGAAAGATTTTCACTAAATTCGGTGACGCTGTTATTAACATCGGTAATGGTGCCGACGCTGTTGTTGAAGGTAGTCAGACCTTTACTGGCAAAATTAAAGCAAGTGATATTGAATCCGATTCGAATCTGACTTTAAAAAATCTTGATAAAAGCGATATTGTTTTTGCTGATGAACACGGTAAAGCAAAAGCACGTATTAGTTCTCCTGCTCAGACAGACTCTAAAGGTGAACTTCGTGTTACGGTAGCGAAAGGAAAAGCTACAGGAGAGAGTTCTGACTTCGTGCTTAACGGTAATGGTCAGTTATCTTTGCCTGCTGCTCCTGTTGCTCCTGATAGCGCTACGCGTAAAGATTACGTTGATTCTGAAATCAGCAAAGTTCAAACAGGTTCAAGTGCTGACCTGACGAAACTCGAACAGAAAGTTGATGCTAACGACGCTGCTATTAACACTCGCGTTGATAATCTGAATTCAAAAGTTGACCAGAACGACACGGCTATTAATACGAAAGTTGATGCGAATAAAGCTGATGCTGACGAAAAGATTAAAGCAGTTAATGACCGTTTGACTGTTGATAATCAGACTCTGAAAGACATGATTGACACCAAAGTTAATAAAGCTGGCGACACGATGACTGGCGACTTAACTGTTCCTAAGTTAAATGCTACTGACATTAGAACCACAAAGATGCTCGTTACAACTAATCCTGTTGAAGCTAACGCTCTTGGTGATAACTCTATTGCTATGGGTGATGGTGATACAGGTCTGAAATGGCAATCTGATGGCAAATTGCAATCATGGTCGAATAATATTCCTGTAACAGAACTTGATAAGTCTGAAATCAAATTTAATAGAAACGCAACCTTTCGTTTCAGAAGCGATAACGGTGAAATTGACTTGATGACTCCTGATGGTATGAGTCTTGTTAAAATTGATACTACGAAAGACGGTAATAACACTGGCGATTCTATCAGTTATCTGGGACTTGTTAACTCAGGAAAATATAATCACTATCTGAGAGGCACAGGCAGAACTTATATTGATACTCACGAAGGTCTCGGTGTTGCTGGTCCTACAAGTTTCTATCAGACTATTTTTAACAACAAAGGACACGGAAGCTACGATAGTGAATCATTGCCTATTTGGACTGATGCTGGATTTCAGACAAATCATCTTCGTAAACTTAGAGCTAGAGACGCCGCTACAATTTTTCATGAAGCTGTTGTTGGTGATCATGAAGATCCTAGAGCTAGACAATCGATAAGTTGGTGGCATGGCAATGGTCCTGAAACTTTCATTGCCTCGATGCAACAGGATGGAACAATTAACGCATATCGTTTTAATACGTCGGCTGAATATGAAGCGATTAATCTAAAAACGAAAAATCGCGAAGCTGCATATATTAGAGGCACAGACGGTGACAAAACCTCATGGTTATTTGGTCGTTTGAATCCCGGTGATAACAGGTTAATTGCTCGTTCTACTATCGACCAAGACGGAAGTTCTACTGTTGACTTGGAGTTGGATTCAGGAAGCAAATACTTCGGTGTTAATGTTGGTGGGAATAGAATTGCAAGATTTCATGAAAAGAATATTATTATCGACGGAAGAAAATGGGCTGCAGACAATAGTCACGCGTGGGCAGACCAATGGAATCAACTTCCTCCTGTTGCTATAGAATTTGGTGCTGTTCCTGCTGCGAGTGATTATTATCCTGGTTATGCGTTACAAAGTAGCTCTGTTGGTTTTGGTTATTCAACTCGATTCGAACTTGGTATGATTCGTGCTCCTGCTGATCAATTCGGTAAAGGTATTCTTCGTGTAGGAACATATGAAGAAGGTGCGTCGAAGAGAATGGCGAATTACGAGTTTGATATTGACGGAAGATTCGCAGTTCCTGGTAAAATTAATACTCCTTACGTGGAAACCGATCGTTTAACAAGCTTTGGTGTTCATACTAATAACTTGCTTGGTGGAAACTCTATTGCTTTCGGTGACCAAGATACGGGTATTCGTCAAAGATTCGACGGAAACTTAGAGATTATTACAGATTCGCTTCATCTGGCTACGTTTAATCCTTCAGGCTTAACTATTAATGATCGTATGATTTCAGTTAACGCTCCCAATAATTCTCGCGGTATTTACGTTGGAAATGTGAGAACTGGTAATGCTAATGCGATGATTCAAGGTCAAGTCGATGGATGGGCTGATTGGGGTGCATGGCGTGATCGTCCTGCGGGAATGACCGTTGAAGCTCCTACTCGTTCGAAATGTATTAATATCTGGAAACATGTTCACTGGGGCACTGAATGGGGCGCTGCGATGGACGTTTATAATCCCGACGGTGCAGGTCCTGAAGCCCAATTACACGTTGGTGGTGCAAACTATCATTTCAGCGGTAACGGAACAGCAAACGCCATTTCTTGGGTTAGCACTTCTGATAAACGTCTGAAATCAAATTTTGAAGAAATTGAAAACGCGGTTGATAAAGTCGAGAAACTTACTGGTTACGTATACGATAAGAAATCTGATTTAGTCGAAACTGAATATTCATTCGAAGTTCGTGAAGCAGGTATTATCGCTCAAGAATTGCAAGAGGTTCTTCCAGAAGCTGTTAGTTCTTTCGGACCTGACAAAATTCTTGGTGTTAACTCTGCTGCTGTAAACGCGTTGTTGGTTAATGCTATCAAGGAATTAAGTGCTCGCGTTAAAGAACTTGAAGCTAAATAACGAAAATGGGAGAAATCCCCTTTGCTAAATAAACTATATTAACTCAAATAGGAAATTAAAAATGGCAGACAAATTTGATATTTTTGCTGGCTCTTACGTCAGTGTGTTCTATAACTCAGAAATCACAAACACTGATATTAATTCAGAAAAGTTTGTTGAAATTCCTGAAACTGGTGCATTCCCTTCTACGGGTATTGAGCGAGAAGTTATTACAGCTCCTAACTTCTCTCACAAATATTCCCGTAAACTGGTTGGTCGTGGCTCTGTTCCTGATATCGACTTGACTGTTAACTATATTCCAGAAAGCGTTCATGATGTTCTGATTAAGCTTGCGGAAGATGGCAAACGTGGTCAGTTCAAAATCGTTTATTGGGTCGATGCTTCTAAAGATCTGGGTGTTGCAAAAGTCTATAACGGCTTCTTGTCAAGCGCTGTTCACAATGGTGGAGAATCAGAAGTTTCTGGTCTGACTCTGACTCTTTCTGTTGACGGTGGTCCAGTTGCTTCAGGCGTTATCGATACAACTACTCCTACTCCGTAATATCGAAGTTGAACGAAGGACTCCTTGTGAGTCCTTTTTTTGGCTCTAAATAAAGTCAGAGGTGAAACATGTTTAAATTTCAAGCTGACTTATCAAAATTACTGAATCGATATATCAACAAAGAACATCAATTCGGTCAAAACGACTGTAATATCCTTGTTGCTGAATATATCGACCTTGTTTGTGTTACTGAATACACAGACAAATTAAAAGACAAATATACGAGTATTCCTGAAGGTCTCAAGATTTGCAAAAAACTCACTGGTTTTAACAACGTTCTCGAAGCTTGTGAAAATCATCTTGAGAAATCAGAAAAGATAGAAACTGGCTCGGTTATCTTAATTAAGAAAAAACATAAAAACCGTGTCTATTACGTTGCGTCCATCGTTTTCAATAATCAAGCATTAGTTGAACACGAAAACAAATACAAACTAGTGAACGTCAACGATTTTAACTTTGAATTAATTTTTAACAGGAGAAAATAATGGCCATTGCTGCTATTGGTGCAATTATTGCGGGTGCTTCCGCTGCTGCTGCTGCATATGCCGCTGGTGCTGCAATTGCTGTTGCTATCGGTATTGGTGTTGCTGTTGCTGCTGTTTCGGGATTAATGTCCTATTCGATGAAAGAATCTGTTCCTCGATTTAATAGCGCAGACACTGCAACGACATTAGGAACAACGTCTGACCCTGCAAGCGTAATTCCTATTATCTACGGCGAACAACGCACAGGGACAATTAACGTTTGGAAAGCTGTTGGTGTCGATACGACTTATCTGGTGCAAGTCTTTGCAATCTGTGAAGGAGAAGTTGATAGCTTCAAAAACCTGTATATGGATAATCAGAAAATCTTACTTGATGGAACTTACAGAGATGGAATTTTAGATAAAGGCTCTATCGCTGCCGAATATCAGAATTTCGTTGAAATTGAATTCTCAACTGGTAAACCATACGGTCACGTTTTCACGCTTGCTCAAAAATATCTGGGTAATGATGTTGCTGGTTGGCCTGATTCTGCAACTGGTAATGGTATCGCTTCTGTGTGTGTTGTTATGCGCAAACGTAACACAGACTTAGAAAACCAAGCTGATATTCTGCAACCTAACAGTCAAGTAGCTGTTGACGTTAGAGGACGTTTGATTACAGACCTGAACACAGGAGGCATCGTCCCTTCAAACAATGGTCCTAGTCAAGCAGTCGATTATCTGACGAACGAACGTTACGGTCTGGGTATTCCACTTGATAAAATCAATCTTGATAGTTTCAAGCAATGTGCAGAACACGCAAAACTGAACAGTCTGTTTTCTAACGGTGCAACTGACCCGAATGGTTCATTCAAAGAAAACTTAACTCAGATTGCAGGTGCTTTTAACGGTATTATCACTGAATCTTTCGGACTGGTTACTTGCGTTATCGATGGTCCTGGTGTTGTTCAATATGATTTCAACGAAGATAATATTAATGCTGGAACTGTTAGCTTGAATGATGGCGGAACAGAGAATTACTACAATACTCTGAACGTGAAATATCAAGATCCTGAAATCGATTATTCTGACCAAGTTCTTCGTTATCCGTCTGACGTAACAAATGATGGAACTATCGCGAAAGACAAACGTATTATCGCAAAAGATATCAGTTACAGATTCGTTAAAGGAAAAGACCAGTTAGACAAAATTGCTTCAATCGAACGAAGCAAATCACTGTTACAACAGGTTATTAGTTTTTCTTCTACTGATGCTTATACCGTACAAGTATGGGATATTATCAGAGTTAATTTCGAAGAACTGGAACTGACTGATTCATTATGGCGAGTAACTAACGTTGATCGCACGATGGAAAAAGGTGCTGCTGGTATCGTTACTATTACCGCTGCTGAATATATCGAAGAAGTTTATACCGATCTTGACTACGCGAAAGACCCGGATAACTCAGGAAGTAACATTCCAAACAAAGCTGTTCTTATTCCACCGAAGAATCTGACAGTTAAAGCAGTTGCTGAAACAGCACTCGGAAGAACTTTGAAAGTGCAATGGACGTCTGAACCTGATTATAACCGCGCAGGTTATTATATTCAGTATAGTCTTGCTGGCAAGAACTCCTGGACTCAAGCAGGTTTCACATCAGGCGATTATTTCTTGATTATGAGTCTTGATCCTAATCAGAAATTTGATATTCGTGTTTGTGCTTCTGGTGTTGTGTATCGTTCAGATTGGGTATATGTGAATAACGTTAACCCTGATGTTACGTATAACTTACCAAGCGTCACAGGATTACGCCTAGTGAACGCGGTTGAAAATCAGTACACCACTAACAAGACTCAATTTGAATTCGCTTGGGACGACCAGAGCGCACAGAAATTCTATGTTGACGACACGTTACAGACATTCGGTGAAGTTTTTCAATATTACGAAATTAAACTCGAAGGTCAACGTCCTGTAATTTGCAAGACTAAAGATTTAGGTTTTGTATATGACTTTAATATGAACTTGGGTAATGGTCTGAGTCGTGAACTGAAAGTTTCTGTTACTGCATACGGTCACGCTGGTATGAAATCAGATCCGAGTATTATTACTGTTAAGAACAATCAAGCTCCTGCGATTCAAGGTTTCACAGCTTCTAATGGTCCTGGAATGCTGATGTGTTCATGGAATGACCCACGCGATAATATTCCTGAAGTTCCTGACTTCAAAGGCACAATCGTTCATATTGCGAAAGACCAAAGCTTTAATGAAATTGTCCACGTTTATTCAAGCTCAAGTCCGTTTTTAGACAACTTCCCGTTAGAAGATGGTCAATTCTATGTTCGTGCAGCATGGTATGACGTTTTCGGACAAGACCAGATTACTTGGTCACAGGCGACTTATATCGATATGAAATGGGATATTCCATGGAACGACGATATGAAAGACCAGTTGGAAGACTTGTTAGATCTGAACAACCGAGTTGATGGTGCTATCGATGAAGCGTTGAAACTTGCTAAGGAATATACTGACACCGAGGTTATTGCTTCTGAACAAAAAGTTGTTACCGAACTGAATCAGACAATCACAACGAAAAACACCGAACTGTATACACAAATTACAGATGAAACGAATGGCGCTATTAATCAGGCTATTACGATTCAAGAGGCGAATTTCGATGGAAAACTGAATTCAGCAATCACTAAAGTTGAAAAAACTCAAGCTGATGATAGAGAGGCAACTGCAAGTTCTATTAGCCAACTGAAAGCTGAAACTGACTCGGCAATTGCAAGTGTTTCAACAGAAGCAAAAGCAAGCGTTGACGAACTGACAGGAACTATTAACAGCAAATGGGCAGTTCAGACTAATGCCGACGGTGTTGTTGCTGGTATCAGTATGCTCGCTAATAAAAATGCTGACGGTTCGAAATCATCAAGCATTATTTTCAACGCTGATAAAATCGCTATTACGAATAACAACACTCCTGAAGGTGCTGTTCCTCCGTTCATGGTTGCAGATAATAAGACTTATCTTCAAGATGCTATGATTCGCGATGCTTCAATCGGTAATGCGAAAATTGGTTATGCTGCTATTGATACAGCGAAGATTCAAGACGCTGCTATTAACAACGCTAAAATTCAAGATGGTGCTATTACATCAGCGAAGATCGGTAATGCTCAGATCGGTAATGCTCAGATTGCTTATGAAATATCGTCTGATAACTGGTTCCCTTCCGGTGGTACTCAAGGTTGGACAATCAGAAAAGACGGTTGGGCTTCTTTCCAAAACGTTAATATCAGAGGTAACATTCAAGCAGATTCTGGTTATTTCGCAGGTGAAATCAGAGGCGGTTCAGGTTATTTCACAGGAACTGTATACGCTGACAGAATTGAAGGTGACGTTATCAAAATGGGTCATATAGATCCGTGGACAACAGTTCATATTCCTGCTGTTAACTGGAACAGAGTAATTGCTATTCCAAACCTTGCGATTTCAGGCAGAACTTATTCTGGTGGCGCTTGGGGCTACGGAACTGCATGGATTAATATGACGAACGGTCAAGAAATCGTAAGAACAGTTACCAGTGCAATGAGTGGTTCAAACGGTGGTACGGCTATTATCTATGCGGGACAAGCTGTTGATTTGAGTTACGGTGCTGACTTGAATCATGCGACCGCAGCAAGAGCAGTTTACTTTATCAGTAAACAACAATAACGTTCTAAATAAAGACAAGGAGGTCTTTAAAAAGGAGATTCAAGATGGTCGATATGGCACTGATCATTTCCATCTTGGGTGCTCTAGGAGGTTTCTTGGCTTGGGTTTATGCCGAAATTAAATCAAACAATGAAAAACGACTTGACCTTGAGAAACGTTTCTCAGACATCGAAAAAAGCATTGCCGTTAATGACGCAAAAGATGCTTCGCTTATAAGCGATATAACCAGACAACAGGATGAATTTCGAGAGGTCAAATCTGATTTGAAGAATTTAGAAGGAAGGACATCAAAGCTAGACATCGACCTAGCAGTTCTAAGAGGAAAATGAAAAGAAAAGAGATTCCGATTTATAAGCAAGAACTCTTTCAAAAGCAAAAAGGTCTTTGTGCGTTAACAGGCATAAAGATTCACGAAGTTAATAAAGCCCATCTTGACCATGACCATATTTTAACAGGCTCTAACGCAGGCAGATGCAGAGGATTATTAATCGCTCAAGCAAACGTCCTCGAGGGTAGAATAAAACATCAGTTTAAACGTTCAGGTCTCGATGGGAAAATTGACTACATCGAGTTTTTAAAGAATCTTGTTCAGTATCTTGAAAAAGACTACTCAGACAATCCTACGCATCCACAACTTATTCCCGATTTAAAGAAAGCGTTCTCTCGAAAAAATCTTTCTGAGATGAAAGCTATTACAGGTTCAAACCTTAAAACGAAAAAGGAGCTTGAAAAAGTCTACTCAAACCAAATAAAGGTGAAATATGAAAATGAAATATCTCCAAGCAATGGCAAAACACGCTAAAGATTATCTTATTGTTCTATTTCTCGTTACTGTAACTTATAACACTGTTGCTGTTCCTGTTCTGCAAGCTTTCGATATTAAAGCGCCTAAAATGATTCTTATCAGCGAAGAACAGATTAAAACATTCGGGGCACTTCTGATGTCAGGAGTGAACTAATGGCAAAAGCAAAAGATGTTATGAAAGACCTTGAAAAATGGCGAATCAAAGAATCTGACGTGTTCAGTAAGAAAGTAACCAAAGCGTCTAAACTCGCTTCTGTTGAGTTGCAAAGAAAAATCAATAGACGTGTTGACGGACCAGTTAATTTCACTAAGAACGCAGTAGGTTTCAGTTTCAGATACGATCAGAACGGGTCACGAAATAGAATATTCATCAAAGACAAGCAGGCTGATTATCTTGCTCCGTTGATTGATGATAACAAAGGAATTAACAAGTTTGTTCCAACTGGCGTAAGAGGTTCAAAGAACAAATTCGGTAACATTCCTAACTTGAAATCAAGAAATAATCTTGAAGCTGTCAAACAGAAAAAAGATGGCGTAACTCGAACGATCCTCATTAAAACTAACGTTAAAAAGCAAGACCGTCGTTTAATTGCTGTGTTCAAGAAAAATCAACATAGAAGAAAAACTCTGGGTTCATGGAATCAAATCTCTGACGATTTTTTCAAAACCGTTAAGCGTGTTGCGGGCACTAAATAAAGTCAAAAGGAGAACAAATGAACATTCACGATTTTGATACTTACAGATTAGACGAACTTGCCGACATCTACGTTAACGAGATTAATCCCGAGTCAATGACTGTTCCTTACGGTTGCGAACACATCAAAGATAAGCGCATTAAAAAATATCTGTTCAACGATAAAAACGTTTTTATTGTTTCAACACAAAAGAAAAAACCTAATTGTCATTTCAAATTAGGACAGACAGTTCGACTGCAAGGTCCATTTTTTGAGACCGAAGCGAAGAACTTAGGAATGATTGAATATATCCACAAAGGTTTCAGAATGTACGGATATTTCTTTCAATGGAAATAACAAAAGGAAGCCTCGCGCTCCCTTTTTCATAAATAAAAGAAAACTCAACAAAGGGAAACAAAAATGAATTTCGATGAAATGTTAGCATCATTATCACCAAAACGCGAAGCTGTTGAAATCAACGGTTATAAATTCTATGCACGTCCGATGACTGTATCCGAGTTTGGTGAATTCTATTTCAAAAATGAAAACACAGAAGAACGTAATGACCGAATGATTCTGAATTGTATTCAGCACGAAGACGGAACAAGCGTTTTTAAAGAAATCTCTCAAGTTCAGAAACTTTATACAACTGTTCGTTCGCAACTCGCAAGCGCTGTTTCAAACGCTAGTATTCTGACTAAGGATTCAGACATTCTGGAAAAGAACTAAGACAGAACTGGGCAAAATCATTTCAGTATCGAACAATGTTACGTCGCGGATTATCTAACGAAGAAATTCAACAGATGTCCGTAATGATGTATTATGAATTATGGTTTTTCGATTCGTTTATTGAACCACAAAGTCCTGTCTATAACGATTTCTATCAAGCTCGATTGATTCACACTATCGAAGCAAATAACCCGAATCTGACCAAAGAGTACAGGAAAAAGTTGAACATGAAAGACCATCAGCTTATTAAAGATTCTGTGTTTAAGTCTCAAGAAGAAATCGAAAAAGAGAAAGAACAACAGGAGATTAAACGTAAGAAAGCTATTGAATCGATGTTCGACCCAGCTCTGTTAGATAAAGTTAAACTGAGAAAAACAAAAAAGGTGAATAATGGCTAAATCACGTTATGACGTTGAGATTAACGGAGATAACAAAGGCCTTTCAAAATCTATTGATAAGTCTATGGAGCAACTGAACGAACTTGATTCGGTTGCTAATGGACTTTTTAGTAATATGACAGGACCGTTGAATAATCTCAACAGTGGAATATCAGGTATTGCAGGAATGTCCTCGGGTATGCAAGCTCTGGGGATTGCAGGAATGGCAGCAGGTGTAGGTGTCGCCGCTCTTAATACCGCTTTAGAAAAAACAAGAGAACTTAATCAGATCTCTACGTCAACTGGACTTTCAGTTGAATATCTGCAACAGCTTCAAAAAGAATTTCGCACTACAGGAATGGAAATTGACCGATTCGGGGATCTTAACAAAGATACTCTCGACCATCTCGGTGATTCATTCAGAGAAGGCGCAGGTGGTATTGGTGATGACCTTGAAAAATGGGGTATTGGTCTTGAGCGATACACTCAATATGTTAACGACGCTGAAGGCGGTATTAAAGCACTTGTTCAGACGTATTATGACCTGAAAAAAGCTGGTGCAAGTCAAGCTGAAATCGTTAACGGAATGGAGTCTATGGCTTCTGACGGTTCTCACTTGATTACTGTTCTTGAAAAATACGGCTCAACTCAAGAAGCATTAAACGCTATCAATAACCAATCAGCTAGTATTACAAACGAAACAGCAAGAGAATACCAAGGATTCGATGAAAACATGAAAACGCTTTCGGTGAACTTGGATAATTTAACTGTTAACGTTATGGGTCCTCTCGTTTCGAAAATGAATAATCTTTATGATATTGCGAATAAAGATTGGACAGCTAGTAATATCCTCGATTTCTTTACTAAGATTGATAGCTTACGTCCTGATAAGATGTTAGCAGATTGGGCGGCTGACACAGTTGTTGATGCTTACGCAGACGCTAATCCTACTTCTGGCGCAGGTCAACGTAAACAGCAAAAAGATTATCTTGATACGACAGAACGTTTTCTGAAACAGACCAAAGCTCAAGGCGATAAAGCTTATGAAAAACGTAAGCAAGACGAAATAACACGAGCGAAGTTACAGAAACAGCGTAATGAGAAAGCCGCTGAGGATGCGAAAAAAGAAGCTGATAAAGCTAAACGCGAAGCTGACAGAATAGCAAGAGAGCAAGAACGCGCTGGGAAAGAAAAGCTACGCTTACAGGAGCAAGCCGCAAGAGAATCTAAAGCTGCTTACGATAAGATGATGCAAGAAAGGGAGACAGCGTTACAGAGTCTTTCCAGTCTTGATGCTGCAATTCTGAGTCAAGAAGGTCGCACGATTTCAAATCAGGTTAGTCAAGTTCAACAGGCTATTAAAACTATCTCAGAACTTGAGAAAAAAGGAATTATCTCCGCTGAACAGGCTAAGCAACGTCGAAACATGCTGTTTAAAACATCTAATGCAGAATTTAAACAGACTCTTATGACGAGTCCTGAAGAAATTGGAGCAATCACGACAAGTCTTGAAGTTGTATATCAGCAACAGCTTGAACAACTCGAAGCGAAGAAAGCCCAGTCGTTAATCAGTCAGCAAGAATACAACACACAGGTTGAAGCATTACAGCAAGACCATCAGTCACGTCTTGAAGCTATTAAAGCAACGAGCGGTGACGGTAATATGGCTAATATGAAAAATCTCAGTGCGTTGGGTTTTGCAACTGACGAAGAACAGATGGCTATTCAACAAGCCGCGTTAGATGAACAATTTCAGAAAATGCGTGAACAGAACCAGAAATTATATGATGGTCAGTTAATCAATCACGAGCAATTCCTGCAACAGAAAGCACGTCTTGACCAAGCGTATGCCGCGAAGTCGAAACAAATTACTTTCTTGGAAACTCAGACGAAACTCCAGATGTATAACGGGTTGGCTTCTGGTATGGGTTCAATAATCGCTGGTATCGCAGGTGAAAGTTCGGACGCTGCTCAAGCTGTATTTGCTATTCAGAAAGGAACAGCAATCGCAAGCGGTATGTTAAACGCTTATGAATCCGCGACTGCTGCAATGGCTAAATATCCTGGTCCTATGGGTTACGCTATGGCTGCTTCAAGCTATGCGCGTGTTATCGGACAAGTCTTGCAGATGAAATCAGTGAATATTACTGGTATGGCTCACGATGGTATTTCAGAAGTGCCAAGAGAAGGGACATGGTTGCTTGATGGTGGCGAACGTGTTGTTGATGAACGCACTAACGGCGACTTAAAAGAATTCTTAGACAATAACAAAATAGGAGAAGCAACAAAAATCGATGCAAGTATTCACGTAAATGGAAATGTTACTGATCAGCGTTGGTTTGCTGAACAATTAAAACGTCAGCAACAGAACATCGCGGCTATTGTGCAAGACTGCAACAGACGCAAGATGTAAGAGTTTTTGCAAGCGATTTACGATAATACGGGGTGAATAAAATCCCCCCGTTAATTGTTCTAAAAAAACTAAAGCACAGCTTGAAAACTCTGCCATTCAGGTGCATGCATTAGTACCGCGCTTTGTTCATTTCTATTCCAGATAGATACAGCTTTTCCCATATAGAAAAAATGCGATGTAGCATCGTTACTTTTCTTTTCGCTGCTTTTCCCTGTTTTTGTATATACGACAACAAGATCGCCAGCACGAACAGACTTATCCGGAAACCAAAATGTTTCATAAATGCCAGTGTTCACTGACTCATTCTCAAATCCTGTTTGTAGTAGGATAAATTCACCAATATTGCATGAACTGTCAACTCGAATGACAATTCGTTCCTTCTCTAAGTTTCCTGGTTCGCGAATTGCTGTAATATTAACTTTCAT